GGTTGAGCCTGTACGTTTGTATCGCCTTCGGCTTTTGCTTTACTGACTAAAGACAGACAAAGAAGTGATAACGCTAGTAGTCGTAATCGCATCATTCTGTGTAATTTGTTCTATTTTATCCCCTGCTGATCTTGTGGTTATTTGTAATGACCAATCAGCAGTAGCAGTATTGGGAGTAAAAATTGCATCTGAATGTGTTATACCACCAGATGAAGCACTTGTAACAGCAATGTTTGATGCTTCCCAACTAGACAGGGCAGACCCATATTTTTCTGTGACTATGCTGCGAGTTATAGTCTGAGTTGTATTTTCTGTACGATTACTTGAACCAGTACTCCACGTTGGTACTCCGTTTGCGTAGCAAGGAGCAACTAAAAATAAACTTAATAAGAGTAGTTTTTTCATTTGATACCTACTTTGTTTTTACTATTATCCACTATTTTAGGATTATTGCCGTTACCATTGCCACTTTTCTTTTGACCAACGGAAATGCCATAAGAACCGAGTACCCCACTTACGAGTCCAGCAGTAAAGGCTCCGTCAATTCTTACCTTACCCATGTACCCCAAAGTCATCATGGATAAACTCCAAGTCAAAATTAAAAATCGAACAGCATGACCAAACAGATCACCCCAATCAAAACCTTCTTTTTCTTCTTTTTCTTCCATAGAAGTTAAGATTCTTGTCTAATACTAGCAAGTTAGCTATGTTTGGGAAGTAACACACAAAATTATGCTAAAAATACTAAAACCAGTATTACTAAAATTTTTTACTACAACTGCTGTAAAGAGATTAGTAGTCGATTTGCTTCGTGCAATTTGTAAGCAGACCTCGAATACATTGGATGACAGGGCTGTTGACATGTTAGAGCAACAACTATTCCCTAAACTAAACTGATATGACCCATAAAGAATTTTTTAATATTCTTGTTGGTAATCCTCCTCCCGAAGTAGAGCTTGAAATAGAAATAAAATGCAGAGAGGTAAAAGAATTACCAGACTTTGTTATCAAAGACTATTGTTGTGATCTAGTAAAACACGTAAAATTACAAGATGTTTTATTAATGGCTGCATTGGTTCGTATTTCAGAAACAGAAACACAACTTTATAGATACCAAAGAATGACTAAACATCATAAAAATAAAAACATTTTTGATAAAATCCGATACATAATATTTGGCAAAACAAGTAAAAAATGATTATATTAAACAAAAACAGTAGCTATGACTAACAGAGATCTTAAAAAGTTAGAAAGTCTGCATAGTGTATTGACTAGAGTATTGCTTGATAGAGTAAAAAGTCCAGAAGCAAAAGCTGGTGATTTAAACGTAGCTAGACAATTCTTAAAAGATAACGGTATTGAGTGTATTCCTACAGAAAGTAATGGTATGGAAGATCTTATGCAAAATTTACCAGACTTAGATACTATCCCTGTAGCAGAATTATAATTGCAACCACTTCCTAAAAAACTACACGACTTTAGATATTTTCTAATTATTACTTGGAGACATCTAAACTTACCAGACCCTACTCCTGTACAACTAGAGATTGCAGAATATCTACAACATGGAGAAAGACGTAAAATAATTCAAGGATTTAGAGGTGTTGGTAAAAGTTGGATTACATCTACCTACGTAGTGTGGCGGTTACGTATGAACCCACAACTAAAATTTTTAGTAGTTAGTGCTAGTAAAGATAGAGCAGATAATTTTTCTACGTTTACCATGAGATTGATAAACGAAATGCCTATATTATCAGGACTTATACCGCAAGATCATCAACGTAATTCTAAAATTAGTTTTGACGTAGCACCTGCTAGTGCTGACCACGCACCTTCTGTAAAATCTCAAGGTGTTTTAGGACAAATGGCTGGTTCTAGAGCAGATGAAGTGATCGCTGATGACTGCGAAGTACCTAATAATAGTTTTACGCAACCAATGAGAGATAAATTAGCAGAATCCGTAAAAGAATTTGACGCTATCTTAAAACCTGGTGGAAAAATTACATTTCTAGGTACACCACAAGTAGAAAATAGCTTATATCTAACCTTAGAAGAACGTGGTTATACAACAAGAATATGGACTGCTAGATACCCTGACCTAAAAAATAACTATGGAGATAGATTAGCACCTACATTACACCGTAATTTAATAGATGGCATTGTAAAACCTAGAGATCCAGTAGATCCAGAACGTTTTAACGACTTAGATCTAATGGAAAGAGAAGCATCTTACGGTAGATCAGGTTTTAACTTACAGTTCATGTTAGATACTACCCTATCTGACCAAGACCGATACCCTCTAAAAATTAATGACCTGGTAATTAGTTCTATAAATCCAGAATATGCACCAGAAAAAATTATATGGTCTAACTCTCCTGAGTATGCACTAGCAGATTTACCTTGTGTTGGCTTCAACGGTGACAGATTCTACCGACCTGCTCAAGAATTTGGTGACTTCATAGAATATACAGGTTCAGTTATGTTCGTTGACCCTTCTGGTAAAGGTAAAGATCAGACCGCTATAAGCTGCGTTAAGATGCTTAATGGTAATTTATACGTAACAGAGTGTTTAGGCTTGTCTGGGGGCTATTCTGATAGGGTTCTAGAACGTATTAGCAAGATTGCTAGAGATCATAAGATAAATACTATTATCGTTGAGCAAAACTTTGGTGGCGGTATGTTCTCAGAACTTCTAAAACCCTTCCTTATGAGATACCATCCCTGCGAACTAAAAGACGTACGCAATACTAAGACTAAAGAACTACGAATAATAGATACCTTAGAACCTGTTATGAACTCTCATAGACTAATAATTGATCGCAAAGTTATAGAAAAAGATTTTCGGTCTAACAGCAACGAACCTCCCGAACGTAGACTTAAATTACAACTCGTCTACCAATTATCACGTATTTCTCGTCACAAAGGTTCCCTAGTACATGATGACCTTGTTGACTCCCTCGCAGGTGCAGTTGCTTACTGGACTGAATATATGGCTCAAGATGAAGATAAAAATATTAGATCTCGTAAAGATCAACTCCTAATGACTCATCTACAAAATTGGGGTTCTCTACTCAACAACACCATCACTCAAACTGCTATGGGAATGACTCCTCAACAGATAAGTAATTCTAATACCCCCACCGATGGTTTTATAAATAAATCTTATTAAGGAGTACTATAGGAGAAATGCCCCCTTAGAAGATGATATACCCGTATTCTTCTAAGAAGGCTCTAAGAAGGTTCCGACTAACTCCTTCTTAGATTCTCCTAAGATTAATTTTGGAATAAAAATTTGAACCCCTTATTATATACGGAGACAACTGGAATCCCCCCAATAAAAAATAAAAAAATCAAAAAAAGACTATAAAAATAACAAAAGTATTACTATAACTACAGTTACAAATTATAATTTATAATTTTATTGGTTAAATCCTAGTCTATAACTAGAAATAATTGAAAGTATATATATATTTCTATAGTATCGATACAAAATACCAAGAATAAAAAAGAGATAAGTTGTTGACAATTTAAAATTATTCTATATATAATAATATATATCTAGTAATTTATAATAAATTATTAGATGTAATAAAAAAGTTAGTTACTTATTTTAAATGAACTACAGAGACACACTAAGAAGCTATAAAGAAGCTTCCAAAGACTTCTTAAAATCTAAGAAGAATGATAAACCAGCTTTAAGAGAATCCTGGCATAATTACATAGATTCACTATGTAAGGATAATGAGATTACTTTAAAGCAGTATGAGAATTGGGGGAACCCTTTTTAATTATGGCTTATATATCACAACAGGATAAAAAGGAATTAATGCCTGGAATAAAAAAAGTTTTAAAAACTTATAATATGAAAGGTACAGTTTCTATTCGTCATCACTCTACTTTAATAGTTACCTTATCTGAAGGGGAACTAGATTTAATTAAGGTAGAGAATGACATAAGAAGGGAAAGGCATGAAAGGGAACCATATAGGGAACTATATTTAGTAGATAACACCTTTCAACAGTCTTACCATCACTTAGGTAAATTTGGAGAATTAGGGGAACACTTAGTGCATAATTTCTACCAAAATATGTTTAAAGCAATGAAAGGTGATAAATGGTTTGATAAGTCAGATATTATGACTGATTATCACCATATTGCTTATTATTGCTATATAGATGTAGGTAGAAGTAAGTTAAAACCTTATATATGTACTAAAAACCTAGTTACTGTTTAATGGACTATTCAATTCCTTTTTATAGTGGTGATTTGATGCCTAGTGACTTTGAAGAATGGTTAAAAACCTTACCTAATAATTATTCATATCAAATGAATAGTATTACTAAGGATAAAGGTACTTATACATTTTTCATACAAAATAAAGAAGATTAATGATCCTTTATAAATATTCCAGGTGTATTTATTTATGCCTGGTTTATTTATACAGGATCTTTATAAGATCCTATTAAAAAAAGTTAGTCTATTTTTTTATTATGACGTCTACCGTATTAGAGAATAAAACCTCTATAAATGATAGTAATCCTATCATTAGGGCAATATTGCCTTATCAAGTGCTACATCTAGCTAGTAAATTCGCTAGTAAGGATGAGAGTAGGCATATCTTACAGTATATAAACTGCTATAAGATAGCTAGTAAGGAACCATCTATAAGTGATTCTATTGTTATAGAGTCTACTAATGGTCACTACTTATTTAGATGGGTAGGTAAGGTTAATGATTATTATGAATTTCCTTATGATAATTCTATATTAATTCATAGGGATCATTTTAATAAATCAGATATAAAAGCTACTAACGTAGATTTTTATAATGATAATACCTTTCAAGTGTGGCATGCTACTAATAAATCCTTCAGTACCTTTAAAAATGGTAAGGATTATGGAACATATCCTAATTTAGAGCAACTTATCCCTGATAAATTAGACTGTACACCTGGTGATGGTATTAGTTTTAATAGTCAATACTTAGGTTTATACTTTAATGCTATTCAAAAGTATCAAAGTAATAATAAAGTTAGTGAGTTATTTTCTAATAAACCGACTACACCTGTAATAATTAAATCTGAATTAGATTTTAATAGGTTAGAAGGTACTGAAGTAACGTTTTTAATTATGCCTGTATTAAAACGTAAGTAGTTACGATTATATGCCTGGTAGAAATACCAGGTTTTTTTATTGGATATATAATAATCTATTGTTTTTTATTTAATTATAGATTATTGTATATAACATCCTGGTAAAACAGGTACAAATTTTTTGTCATCCTGGCAAAATAAAAAAGTTAGTCACTTAATTATTATGGAAACAACAGAACAAAAATCAAAATGGCAATTTCCATTTTGTATCGTATGTCATCGTTCATTAGAATGGAAAGTAGTTTTTTATTCTGATAATTTTTTAAAAAATGGGTATGAAATAGAACCTATTGATTGGTCGGGTAGTAGGGTTGTAATGATGTATCAACCAATAGGTGATAATGAAAATCCTATTGATATACCTAATACTATATTTGATAAATGTAAACAGTTTGTTTTTAAAGACGTTACTGAAGATTTATTATTTATAAGGATAGAAGATCCAGGTATAGGAATTATTATTCCTGAGATAGATTATCCAAAAACTAAAAAAGGTGAATTAATAGATGGTGTTATTACTAATAAAGGCATACATCTAGCTAAAGGAGGTAAGTAATTGGATTCTTATCCTTACGATTTAAATAGTATAGCTAGTCATACTAAGGATCTAGCTATACAGTTATCTAAGTTACTAGGCATTACTGAATATGATGCCTATGAATTTTTAGTAGATAAACTTAGAGATAAAAATACTTTTGAAGTCAAAATATGATTAAATGTCCGCAATGTGAAAGTACAGCTAACCAGGTTACTATTACACGTACTGGTAGAGGTGCTAACGAAATTAGAACCGATCTAAACTATACCTATAGACGTAGGAAGTGTTTAAATTGTGGTTTTATGTTCTCTACTAGGGAACTAACAGAAGAAGAGTATAAAAAGGATCTTCATTATCATCACTTAAATGAATTAGTAAAATTAACAGTAGAGGAAAATGACTAAACCAAAAATACCAACTTTGCATGAAGCAATGATGACGCACTATAAACGTTATAAAAACGGACAAAATAGTGCTGACCAGTACATAAGGTTACTAAAACAATGTATAAAAATCTTAGGTAACAAAAGGATTACTCAATATACTTGTAAGGATGTAACTAAATTAATAGATTACGGCAAAAGTGTAGAAAAAAATTCTAACGATACTATAAATATGCGAACAGGATATTTTAAAAGTACCCTAAAAACTATGTCAGAAGAAGGTTTTGCTGTAGATGTAACCTTTCCTAGAAATCCATCAAAAACTAAAAGAGTTATTCCACACTTGAATGATGAAGAAATTAATCAACTATGGAATAAATGTAGGGATCTAGGTTTTGTTGAACATCTAGATATATTCCAGGTACTTTTAGAATTAGGATGTAGATCAGGTGAACTGTTAGGTGTAAGAAAAAAAGATATAAACTTTAGTTATAATCAGATATTGTTTGAAAAAAGAAAATGCAATAATCCTGTAGCTGTACCAATGACTGATAAGTGTATGAATATAATTAGTCTGTATGCAGAATGGAAGGAAGAGAATGACCTTATATTTCCTTATGATTGGTATTGGTTAGATAAAGCCTGGACTAAGGTTAGATTCGATTTAAATAGGGCTACTGATAGTACTTACACTATTCATATATTGCGTCATACTGCAATAAAAAGAATGATAATGAAAGCAATACCAATACCTATAGTAAGTAAATGGGTAGGACATAAAAGCATACAACAAACTATGGAATATGCTCACTTTGCACCTTATGACCTACATAAGTACGTAGAGGTGATGAACAAATGAAATTTACAGATAGTCAAAAGATTTTTTTAAACATCAGTATAAAAAAAGCTATGGATGAACATAATGACCAAATAAAATGGTTTCAAGACTTATATAACAAAGAAAATTTAGTGCCTTACAAAAATTATTATCAGGAAGTAATAGAAATGCACGTAGGAAAATTAGAAGAACTAGATATTATGTTTAAACAAGTCAATGAATTATAAAAAACAAATAGAATTAGAGAATAGTATGGTCGATTTAGGTATTAATCGACTAAATAGAATAAGGGAAACTAATAAATTAAAAGGTAAGGAAAGTGAAAACGATTACAGTAGAGGAATTATTTTTTGTGGTATTGAGAAAGTAACAAAACAAATAGAAAAGTTTATACACTATGCAACGTCAGGTAAGGCAGGTAGAAAATCTAAAACTGCATATTTATTAAGTGAGTTTGATGATTTATATGTAGTTAGTTTTATAGCTATGAAAGTTATATTAGATGGTGCAACAAATTGGAATAAAAGAACATTTAATGCAGTAGCTATGCAAATAGGTACTAGGTTAGAAGATGAATTAAGGTTTTGTTTTTATGAAAAATGTGATAAAAAATATTTTCATGCAATAAAACATCATTTAAAAGATACAAAGCATTTACGTTATAGACGTAGGGTTTTAGTTCATCATATGAATAAATCTAATCATCATTTTGATGGTTGGAAACAGGAAGATAAAGTACGCATTGGTGCAAAATTGATAGAGATAATAGAATCATCAATAAAACTTACAACCACAGTTGTTAAAAAAAATGGATCTACAAAAAATAGCAATAAGTATTTAACTCTTACTGATAGTGCTATTAAATGGATAAATAATCAAAAGTTAAACAAAAATATAGCTATACCTTATTATCAACCTTGCATTATAAAACCTGTAAAGTGGACAAATCCTTATGATGGTGGTTATCATTCACCACGTTTAGCAAAATTAGATATTGTAAAAACAAAAAACAAAAAGTATTTACATGATCTAGATAAAGCAAATCCAGTAGATTTTTATAATGCTGTAAATGCTTTGCAAGATGTTGGTTGGATTATAAATAAAGACATTCTAGATATAGCAATGCAGTTGTTTGAAAATAATAGTGATATTTTTAATTGTGAGTTATTGCCACTACCACCAAAACCACATGATATAGATACAAATAAAGTAGAAAGGGATAAATGGAGATATGAAGCTGCAAAAGTACATGACTATAACGCAAGTATAAAATCTAAACGTTTACTTATATTGTCAATAATAAATACTGCTGAAAAATATAAAGATTATACTTACTACCATTGCTACCAGGCAGACTTTAGAGGAAGGCTATATTGCGTTACACCACACTTAAATCCACAAGGGCATGATCTAGCAAGGTCACTACATTTGTTTGCTGATGCTGTACCTCTAAGCTATACAGACTACAGTATGAAGTGGTTTCAAATTGCAGGTTATAACTTATGGACTAATGAAGGTGCATCTTTTATGGAACGTAGTGCATGGGTTAGGAATACTGGTAGTAGGTATGCAAAACAAATAGCAGAAGATCCTATAGGTAATGTAAGTCTATGGAGTAAAGCAAAAAAACCATTTCAGTTTCTTGCCTGGTGTTTGGAATATAAAAAATATATGGATGATAGTAATTATAAAACTGGTCTACCTATACATTTAGATGGTACAAACAATGCATATCAACATATTGCATGTCTTACAAAAGATGAAAAGTTAGCTACTGCTACTAACCTGACAAAAAATGATAGGCAAGATCTATACACTATGGTCTTAGAACAATTAAGAATAAACTTACATCAAATGTCTATGTATAGGTATGAAGATACACGTAAATGCAAGGACTTACTAAAAGATAAAAACCTTAATAGAGATAGGATAAAAAAACCTATACTAATGATTCCTTATGGTGGTACAGATTTTGGAATAATAAATTATTTAGAAAAGCAAAGATGGAATGACAATATCACTAATAATCATCTTAATTTTTTAGTAAAACAAATTAGAAGTGCATTAGATCAAATATTTCCTAGCTGTAAGTATGTAATGGATTATCTAAAAGAAAGTCAAGCCACTACCTGGACTACACCTTCTGGTTTTATAGTAGAACAAAATTATTTTATAAAAGAATCTAAACAAGTAAGGACTAAATTTAATGAGTCTAGTTTATGGTTATGCTATACCTTCGACACAAAAACGTTAGATAAAAAGAAAATAAGAAATAGTATTACTGCAAATTTTGTACATAGTTATGATGCAGCAAATGTACATCTTGCCTTATCACATGTATATAAACAACAAGGATTTAAAAGTCTAGTAACTATACATGATAGTTTTGCAGCAAACGTACAAGAGATAGAACCTTTTATAAAACAAGTAAAGAAAAATTTAGCTTCAATATATACCTTGTCAAATAAATGTGAACTATACAACAACCTACAACCAATAGGAAATTTCGATATAAATCATATCATTGATGCACCATATGTATTTAGTTAAAGATATTACTGGACACTAGATTTAAACAAGGTAATATATCAAGACGTCTATAAGACGTTTCCCAAAATAAATTCA